CAGTGATCGATCGTAACCACGAGTCGACCTCAGTGGGGTGGTCCGACTTACCGTCGCAGTACCAACTGAACTGGCACTTGTCCCGAACTGGGACACCCTCCCAAGTCACCGCTTGGAACACAACTTCACAAATGCTGTCGGGGTAGAGTCGAGACTCCACACGATTCAAGACAACGTCTGCAACCGCATACTGTCCTGCTAGACTCTCAGACCGTGCCTCATGATAGACATTCATCGCAAGGCATTCGATCTCAGACTTTGCCCTCTCTTCCTGTGCGTAGGCATACGACGTTATAGCAACAAGGAAAGCAATCGATATGTAACGTAGCATTACAGTGTTCTACGCAGATACCGCTTCAATTTGTTGAGTTGCTTAACACGGGACGGACGTGGATTGTCCCCGTACTTATTCATAAGTCTTGCGTACTCTTCTGCTAACCTAGACTGATACGTCATTATAAATTTCCTCTTCGGTGTACATGAACGGGAATGCCTTCTGCACCATCTCTGGTTTAGAGCAGAAGTAGTTCCTGACTATCATCATAGAACGACGCAGTTCAGAATCCATCTCGACATCTTTGTCTGTGGATAGTGCGTGATCTATTTCTTCAACTATGATACGATCGAACTGATCGTCATCTACGAATACATCTATGTAGGGCATCTTAGTGTCACATCCTTTTTGATTAAGATGCGACTATTATACTACAAAAAAAAGGGGGATGTCAATCCCCCTCGTGTTTAGATCATATAGATCAGTTCTTCGTGATCTAATCCGTACAGATCTAACCATGTCTTGACATTGGTGACTTCACCGAAAGGAAGGTCAATCCCTTTCTCTTTGGCAAACTCCTCCAATTCTTTAGACTGGTTAATAAACCCTTGGATCTTCCAACGACCTTTAGGCACAAATGACTCTACCGCCTTGTTGTGGGTTAGAATCGTATTATACCATTCCTTGACCTTCTTCTCGATAGAAGAAAGAACCTTTGATGGATCGATAGTACCAAAGTTGCAAACGATATTATACGTTGTGTCTTCTGGTAGTGCCACTGGATAAGTAGGATTATCCATCATCGACAACCTAAGTCGTTCGTTGACCATTCCAGAAAAGTAATGGAACGTCTTACTTGGATAGTCGATGCTCACCGATTTGTTGGAGACATATCGTTGATTGTCAGCAAAATTAATCGGATCGATGTCTTTCAAATAAGAGATACATGCTTCACCACTTATGAAAGAAAGAAGAGTTTCTTCACCTTTCGCATCTTGAGTCAACTGGATTAAGAGTCGATCGATTTGCGTTTTTTTGCTTGAGCAAAACTTTCCGTTGCCCATGAAGGCAATATCTTCTCTAACCTGAGTACGGAACATTTCCAACTGCTCAGGGTTCGAGTCCTTTTCGATATTGTATTCCTCAGCACTAAACTTTCGATTGATGATTGCTTCACACGTGTCCCAGTTGATCTGATCTTCTGGTCGAGTAAGAGCATTGTGTCGAGCACCGATCATACTTGCCTGAGAAAGAGTGATGGGTCCATCGATCATTTTGAAAACATGCACTATACGATTTTCAAGGTCTGGATATAACTCACATAAAATTTTGTGAGTAGTGTTTCCACTGAAAACGTACTTGACCTTATCATTACCATCAACGATGACAAAGATACCTTTTTCTCGTAAGTCAAAACCGTGACTAATACTGTTTTTGATCTGAGATCTTTTTGTGTTATCACCTTTACGGTATAACTGCTTATTACCCTTGCTATCGACAACCTTAGATATTTCTTTGGTCGACATAAGTTGCTTATGTGAGTACTCAACACCCTGTTCCTCGTATCCATAGAGATACTCAAACCCATTAGTCTCTGGGTTAAAGCCTATTTTGGATAGTTCAAGGTCTTCTGAAGTGAAGAGAGTGCGGTTTGTGAGGTCGGTTATAAACTTCGACTTCACACGGTTTTTCAAGGTACCGTCTAGGCCTCGACGTTTAACCGTTTTTGGTTTTACTACTGCTAATGACATATTGTCACTCCTATGTAAAATGTAATAGGCAACTGCCTAGAACATTGCTTCAAAAATCGTTGAAGGGAACTCCCCCCAACGAACATATATAGTATCAAATTATCGGACTTCCTGTCAAGTCCTTACCCGAAAAAATCTTCCAAAGATGCAACAGGTTCAGCAGTCCATCCCACTGCATCAAGAATCGGTTCTAGTGGATCTAGGAATGTCTTGTCAAACATGGTGTCGTAATCAATGTATTGATGCAGACCCAACTCCTCCGGAAGATTGAGTGGATACGAGACAACGTTCTCACCCAAACGGTTTGGCATTTTGAGATAAACAAACTTGATCTTCTCTCCGGTCTTGACCGACTCATATCGTGCCGTCAGACCCTTCTCTACGATTGCGTTGTTGTAGCACAGTGCCCCTCGCACATGGATGGGTGTGCCCTTCTTGTAGACAGTATCCCGATCCTTCCACTTAGTGAGTTCGGAAACACCACGAGGGAACGAAACCTCTTCGGGGGGTAAGGTCTTGAAGTGAGTTCGGAAGTCACGGATATATCCTTGCGTGTCAGACTCAGTCCCTTCCACAATAACACGGAAGATCTCCTTAAACTTGTCACGGACAACTTGCGGGGTAGACGACTTGATTGCCTCGATGCCCATCATTTTGAGTTTGGGTTCTGCGTACTGGACACCTTCGTTATTGTGAACGTTCAGGATGTATCGTTTCTTCGCCATCCAGATACCACGGTCTGCAATAACCTCACGTCCCATTTCCATACGGTTGACATAGGCACCTGTGGACTCTCCCATCTTGGCATATGACTTTTGCAATACCTTCTCAAAGTGCTCAGAGCAAATCTTGTCTAGGAACTTGACCGGATTGTTTGGTTGAAACTTATCAACCAGATCACCCATACGGATATAAACGGAGTCAGTGTCGATTGCAACAACATAGTCTTCATCTGTTTTGAGAACATCTTGCATAGCACCATTCACTGCACGTTCTGCCCACTTAATTGCCAACTGACCGGCCATCGTAATCGATTCAGCAACACGTTGATCGAAGTATCGGAAGTACTTGTTACCCAGTGCACCATAGAGTGAGTTCATCAAGATCTTAATTGCCATTTGCTGATTGTTGAGTGCAGTGATCTTGTACTGCAAAGACTTGCTTGGTGTCGTTTGATATTCTTTCTGCAATTCCAGCATCTTATCTTTGATGATGCGTCGGTCTGCATAGTACTGCTCAATGATCGTTGGAATCACACCCTTGCGGTCATGAGTAAATCGTACACCTGTAGGTGCGAGAGAATACCCACCTTCGGTGACACTCTTGCCGTTCAAGAATGCTTCAACACTGGCAGACATATCCAACCCGTCCATAACGGTTTCTGGGGACATATTGTACTGGACAATGATGTTGGGATAAAGAGAGTTCAAGTCAAAAGAGCATACCCAGTCATGAGACCCGACCTGTGGTTCTTTGACATATCCACCAGGATAGGGAGTCTTGGGTTTCTCCACCTTGGGTGGCACTGCAATCTTATGCTTGTTCAGTAGTCGATAGATGATCGAGTCCCAAATGTTGGTGGTACCCAAGGTGTCCCCGTAGTTCACTCCACCACGATAGGCCATGGTGAGCACCAAGGTAATCAGATCAAGTTTCTCATCGAGTTTATAAACCAGTTCCACGTCCTTGATGTTGTAATCAATGAACTTCTGGTAGTCCTCTTTGTAGAGAGTGTGCAGATTGCCGTGCTCTTCGTAAGAGAGTTTTCTCTCACCAAGTTCGACGTGCGCAATGTGATCGAGTCGATAAGATTCCTGCTGAGAGTAAGTGAACTTCTTGTAGACTTCAAGATAGTCGATAGACTCGACACCCTCGATGATGTAGTACTGCTGATCACGATTGTTGATTCTCTGCTTCCGATCTCGCACTGCACCCCAAGGAGAAAGACGTTTTAGTAACGTGTCGTCACCTAACAACTTGACGCATCGGTTGCAGATATAGGGAATATCGAAGAACCGTGTGTTCCACCCCGTAACAACATCGGGTGAATAAGTGACCCAATGATCGACAAACTTACGGAGCAGATCGATCTCGTTGTCGCACTTGATGAACAGCACGTCCTCACGTGTCGGGGTGTAATCATTGAGACCCCATACCCAATAGTTACCATCGTTTTTACGTATGGCAATCGAGATAATCGGATGCTCTGCTCGTTCGGGTTCTGGGAATCCAGAGTCAGATGCCACCTCGATATCGATGTTCATCACACGGACTTGATTCCGATCGAACTGAATATCATTGGGGAACTCATGGGCAATGAATTGTGTGACGTAATTCGTGTTCCCATAAACAGTGTAGTTAGATACCCCACTGTACAACTTGACATGCTCTGCGGCGTCAGTCATAGAGTCGAACTGCATCTCGACTACGGACTGTCCGGTTAGAGTTTTCCACGGGGACGGACTGTCCCCTTGGATGTAGAGTTTGGGTTTGAAGGGGATACGTAACTTGACTTGCTGTCCGTTGTCATATCCACGATAGAGGATGGAATTGCCCATCCGGATCACTGAGGTATAGAATCTATTCATGGTGCCTATTATACAGAGTGGGGATGTGTCTGTCAATAGTTATAGGTCACCCTGCTCCATCTTTGCAAATGTGGTGAAAAGGAAATCTGCGAATGCCAACTGAGTCTTTTCCCCAGGATGACCGTACTCTTTCTTGTCGTCAAGTTCAAGACACAACGTGTAGAGATCCTTACCAAAGTTCCAACCCACTTTGCTCGTAGGTTTAAGATCTGTCAGTGCTCTCTTGATCCATGCCGACCATTCTGGTATCTGTTTGATAGATTGCTCAAACGTCAGATCTCCGTCGGGTAACGGAGCATCGGTCAAGATTGCCATTAAGTTGTCTTTATTCCTTCTGTGGAACCAACCCTGTATCAGACGAATTCCTCTTGCCTCACAAAGCAGTTCTAAGGTTTTCTGCTTAGTAAGGGTGTGCATGATGTCCGTGTGCGTCGTGTACGCAAGGTTATACCAATCCATCAAAATCTCTCTGCGAAGTCTATGCTGAATCAGATCACATCTCATGTGGGAATATTGAGTCACGTTTTGTTGACGACCGATCTTCAACTCTTCCTCTTCAGGAACATACTCGACCAACTCGTTTCTTTGCCATGCCGACCACAGGACAACCATATGAGTGATGTTTGCGTCTGGGTTTGCAAAAAGATAGTCAGTAATCTCACGGAAAATCTTATCGTTACATGCACCACATACACCTAGGTTCACATAATCAATACCTTTCTTGTTTGCAAGGATGCTCGTGAATGTGTGCTTATGATGAGAGGGTGGATCTGTATCATAACCTTCCAGTTCGTCTCCCCAGACGAAACTGCAACCAGCAGTCAATAACATTA